CGGACTAGATCCTTTCTATGGTCTTCTTGATGAAGCATGTGATTCTGGTGTAGTTGTTAAGCCCAAGAATGGTTGCTATACTAGGCCAGACTATGATAAAGATGGAAAGACTTGGAAAGAAAATGAACTTTATTGTTCTGCTTTCTGGGTTCCACTTTATAAAGATCCAGCTTTTAATGAATTTCTAGAAAAGAAATTTGCATTTGAAGATTCTAAGCTTATTTCTGCAACTGAAGATGTATTTGATATGATTGACGGTAAAACTGAACTTTCAACTGAATCACTTCCAACGGCCGAACCGGATTCAGAAGATGATGATGAAGATAAATAATTTGATTTGATTTTTCATAGAAATTCAGGATTTTTAAGTCCTGAATTTTTTTGTATATTTGTAATTGAAAATTTGAGAGGTTTCATGAGTTCGGCATTAGATTTTGAAAAGATTATAATTAAGTCACTTTTTATAAATGAATCTGTAAAAAATAAAGTTGTTCCAATGTTGGATATAAAGTGGTTTAGAAATAATGTTGATTTAGCAAAGATAATTGGATGTATTATAGAATTTAATGAAAAATTTGAAAATATGCCAAGTCCAATTGAACTTAGGCAAATGCTTAGAGATGATAATCTTATAAAGATTTTTGATGAATGTATGGCAATATCTGATGAAGATTGTAATTCTAAATTCATGCTTGAAGAAATTGAAAAATTTGTTAAACAGAAAAAACTTTGGAATGCCGCTAGTGATGTAATTGATTATCTTAAAACTGATGATTGTAACAAGAAACCACTTCAATGTAGTTTTAGTGAAGTATTTTCTGATGCTGAAGCTTTTTCTTTTGATACATCAGTAGGATTTAATTATATTGATGAACTTGATAGAATTTATGATGAAGTAATAAAGAATGAAAAGCTTGTAAAATCTGGATTGAAAACTATTGATGAACTGCTTTATGGCGGATTTCATGAAAAGTCAATATCACTTATTCTTTCTCCAACAAATGTAGGAAAGACTTTGATAATGTGTTCATTAGCTTCTAATATGATTCGCCAAAATTATAATGTATTATATGTTACATTTGAAGATTCCGAATTGAAAATAGGTGCTAGAATTACTCAAAATCTTTGTGATATGACACAAGATCAAATGAAACTTATGTCAAGAGAATCGTATGAAAAATGTAAATCTAACTTAAAGAAATTAATTCATTCTTCTCTCATAATAAAAGAATATCCTGAAAGTGCAATAAATGCATTATCTTTAAAATCTTTGATAAAAGAACTTAAAGAAAAAAATCACTTTGTTCCTGATATAATGTTTGTTGATTATATCGGATGCATGGTTCCTAATGGACAGCAAAATCCAAATCTTAACACAAATACTATTCTTCTTAGAGTAGCTGCGCAAGTTAGAGCGATTTCTATGGAATTTGGGTTTCCGATTGTGTCAGGATCTCAGGTAAACAGAGGTGGATATGATTCAGCTGAAGTAAATCTGAATGATGCTGCTGATTCTTTTGGTCAGACTATGAAGGCTGATTTTATTTTAGCAGTAACTCAAACTCCAGATCTTAAAGAGCAAAACTTATATAGTCTTAAGGTAGCAAAAACTAGATTTGGAAATAATAAAGGTGGAAGCGTCTGTGTCAATGTTGATATAGCCAAACAAAGAATTTCTGATTTAAATGATAAGGCACATGGGGTGTTTGAATTTGCTGAAAATGAAACTAAAAGCAATCTTTTAAAAATTTCATCAACTCCAATTTCACCGGCTGTTATAAATAAGCCAGTAATTAACGATGATTTCACTATAAATTTTGATAAAAAGAAAAATGTTTCTGATAACTGGGAATAATTTTTTATCATAAAAAATTTATTATATTTAAAAAAGGAGATAATATATATGTTTTTAATTAGTACAAAGACTTGCCCAAATTGTAAAATGGCTAAAAAATATCTTGATGAAGCAAAGATTGATTATTCTGTCAAATATGCTGAAGATGATCCAGAATATTGTACAAAAAACGAAATTCAGACAGCCCCTACATTAGTTCTTAATGATGGCACTAAAATAGAAAATGTATCAAATATAAGAAAATGGATTAAAGACAATGAATGATGATGAAGAAAATTATTCAGATTTAAGTGCTATAGAATTAAAAGCACATAAGGAAGAATTTTATCAAATTCTTAAATCTTATGGGTTCGATTTTGATGATATAGATGAGAAAACTAGATTACCAAAATCTATGATTCCTGTAATTGCAAATAAATTTGATGCTGTTATGAAATTTAATTATGCTATTGAAATGATGCATAGAAAAAAACAAGTTCCAATTATAGAATCATTTGTTTATTTAGTTACCGATTTTTTTGAGCCAAAGCAATTACTTAAAATAATTCAGACTAATAATTTGAATTTTTTGCAAATGGAATTAAAAAAGAAATATAAGTTGGACGATAAAATTGACATTTTAAGTAAGATAAATATGTTCATAATGTGAGAAAATTATATGCAAAATTGGAAGCCTGAACAACTTTATTTTTTCTTTTCAATGTTAAATGGAGAATTATCAAAAAAGAATTCTCAATTTTTTAATTTGTCAAAACTTAAAATGTTTGAACTTTCTCCGCAAACAGGCTTTATGAATGATAAGATGCGTAGAGTTTTTGAACTTAAAAATTCAATGTATGTTAATCTTTGCAGTTTTTTAAATTCAGGCGTATTGGATTTTGATACATTAATTGTGTGTCTTCTTGGTGAATATATAAGAACTAAGAAAAAAGTAAAAATTGAAATGTTTGATAATTTAGAAGATATTAAAAAACTTCTTAATTTTTATAATATAATAGGAAGTAAAAATCAGTCAGAGTATTTACTTTCTCTTATAAATAAAAAAACAACAATTATGAATAAGTTTATAAATGGCGGAGATGATATTTTTAAAAATAAAGAAGATCAGAAAAATGAATTATATAATTTGATATTAAAGGGAAAAGTAAGTTATTTATTTTATTCATATTTTTTAAATAATGGGAAAATAAAAATTGATGAATCTAAAATAATTGATGAAGAATTTAAAAAATTCATAAAAATTATAAAATTTGTAAAAGATATTGATATGTGTGAAATTAAAAATATATGAAATTTTTTCTTATTAAAAAATTTGTATATTTAAAAAAGGTTTCGTTGATAAAACGAAAGTTAAAACAAAACAATAAACAAAAGGTAAATAATATGATAACCGTAAGAAATAATATGGCAGAATACTTCAAGATGATTGAGGAAACTGCTCCGCAAGAGAAGCGTAAGTCTTTTGCCATTGAAAATGCATTCAAGCCAATTCCAAAGGATGGAAAATTCGAAGTTGTAATTCGTTTTCTTCCTCCTGCTGTGACTGAATTTAAGCCATTCGTGGAAAATCGTAGTCACTTGTTTAAGATAGGTGAAGATAAGTGGTTTGGATGTGATTGTCTTGAAAAGTTTGGTAAGCCATGTCCAATTTGTGATTTTAATCGTGGATTGTATAAGACACATACTAAGGAAGAAGCGTATAAGCTTCGTCTTGGAAATGCAAGATCTAAGTATATTTCCAATATTCTAGTAGTTAAAAATGATGCAGCTCCAGATACAGAAGGAAAGGTGTTTCGTTTTGAATATGGTCGTCTTATCATGGAAAAGATTCGTACTGCGATGACAGGCTATGATGATCCTGATGAAGGACATATTGAAGGTTTTAATCCATTTGATTATAATACCGGTGCCAATTTCATTTATTCTGGAGTACAAGGCGCTTATGGCCCTAAGCTTGATGGCTCACACTTCTCCAAGCAAAAGCCAATTTCTGATAAAGCTAATGTTCCATATACACAAGAACAAGTTAATGCACTTGAAGCAAAGCTTTATACATTGGATGATTGCGAACATAAGGAATCAGAATGTCGTGATTATGAATCAATTGTAAAGGCTTATAAGGATAAGACTGGAAAGGATCTTTTTGAAGGAACTTCTAGTCCAGCTGCTGATGCTATCAAGGAAGATGTTCCAGTAGCTCCAGTATCTGTAAAGCCAGTTTCAGTATCCACTCCAGTTAAGCCAGCAAAGGAAGAAAATGAAGTACTTGATTCTAATGACTTCTTTGCTGCATTGGAAAATTCTTAAAAATATTTAAATAGAAATTAGACGATGACAAAATCATCGTCTTTTTTTATTTTTTAAAAAAGTTATTATATTTGAAATATGGAAAAATTTAATTTTTATAATCGTAAATTGAGAATACTTAATTTTTGTCATACTGATTTAGATGGAGCAGTTTCGGCAATAGTAATAAGAAATGTATTTGAAAAGGTTATTACCGTGCCTATTAGTTATAGATCAGAAATAAATATAGGCGGGAAACTTGACAGAAATATAAATGATGTAGATGCAATAATTTTTACAGATTTTTGTCCAACAATATCTTTGGAAACTGTAAAAAGTTATGGAAAGCCTGTTTTAGTTCTCGATCATCATGAATCTGCAAGAAAATATAATGATCCTGCTAATCAAATTTATGTAAATGAAATTTATTGTGGTGCTAAACTTGCATATAAATTTTTTGAAAAATTTGTAAATCTTAAACATCTTGAAACTTTGGTAGAAATTACTGATGATTATGATAGATGGATTCTTAAGGATAATAGATCATTTCCTTTAAATCAACTTTTTTGGGCTAATGAATCCATTGTAGATTTTATAGATCGTTTTAATGATGGCAATATCAATCTTAGTGATGCGGAAAAGAAATTCTTAATTGAAACTAAAAAGAAAATTTCTGCCTTTATTGATAAATTAGAAATTATGGAATTGCCAAATGATGGTGTGTTATGTACATGTTCAGAATATCTTGGAGAAGTATCGTATGAACTTCAAAAGAAAGGGTATAAATGGATATGTATGTTTAATCCTAAAACAGAAAATCTTTCAATGAGATCTAGGGATAATAATTTAAATCTTATTGATGTTACTAAAATGCTAGGAATTGGCGGTGGGCACTCAAAAGCTGTAGGAATTCCGTGTGCAGCAAAAGATTTAAAAACTGTTATAGCAAAAAGTATAAAAATTGTAAGTGACATATTTGCAAAATGAATAGTATTTCAGAAATTGATAATGTAACTAAAGCTTATATTTTGGAAACTTATCTAAGGCAGGCCGTTCTTCCATTTAAGCATAAGTCTCTTGCAAAGCAGATTCAAATTGAATGTGTGTATTGTGGAGATAAAAGACTTAAAGGAACATTGTTTCTTACAAATAATAACAACTGGGCTTACATCTGTTGGAAAGCTTCCTGCCCATGTTCAGGACATGCTATTTCTGCAGAAAAATGGTTAAAGAAAGTTGATTCATATCTATATGAACAATATATTAAAGAGCTTTATAAACAAATTGACAAACCTAATGATACATTCAAAAATAAAGCTATTGAAGCCCAGCTTAAAGCTGAAAAACAAGAAAAGTTAGAACTTGAAGAAAAGAAAAGAACTGATATGGAAGCTACTAAAAAATTTCTTCCAATATTAATTCCTTCTGGAATTTCTAAAATAGCATTAGGATATTGCAAAAAAAGAATGATTCCAGAAAATGTATATAAAAAATTTTTTGTATGCAATGAAGGAAAATATAAAGGAAGATTGATTATACCGTTTTATAAAAAAGATGGTAAAATTTCTTTTTTTCAAGGAAGATCACTTTACAAGTATATTGAACCTAAATATATGAGTAAAATTGGTAACACAGCTTTGTATAATTTTGATTTTATAGATAAATCAAAAGAAATAGTTGTTCTTGAGGGACCTATAGATTCAATGTTTATAGAAAATGCGACCGCTACATGTGGTGCAGGCTCATCAGGAAATCTTGATTCTCAGTTAGTTGGACTGAATTGCTTTTATCTTTTTGATAATGATGAAGCGGGGAATAAGAAAGCTGGACAGAAAGTTAGAGAAGGAAAAAGTGTTTTTATATGGTCTAAATTTCTTAATGATTATGGATTGACTGATGTAAAAGATATAAATGATGTTATTATAAAACTTAACAAAAAAGATAAATTTAAGTTTGAGGAACTTAGGCCATATTTCACAAACATATTGGATGAATTTTTAATTTATATTTAAATGAGGACAAGATGTACATCGTAGTTGCTAATGTTAGAGAAGATGGTATTCTTGATGAAATAATTTCAAGTAAGCCATGTAGGGATAAGGTTGAGGCATTCAAGGATATTGATATGACTTTGAAAAATTTTCTAAAAAGGCTCCGTCCTGCAATTTTCACAGATATTGATGATGATGAAATTGATGTAGCTTTTGATGAAGTAAAAGATACAACAAAATCTTTAAAGACTAAATCTGATGGGTGGTCAATGATAACTTTAAAGAGAAATCTAAAAAAAGAAAGGTTAGAACTTTTTGAAAGTATGAAAGATGTAATTGATGACACATATCTAATAGACATTCATTATAAAGTTATAGAAGCATAATTTTGCAGTATTTTTGTGGATTATCTATTGCCATAGAAAACAAAATTTGTTAATTTTTTGTCGTACTTTAAAAAGGAGAATAGAATATGTTAGGAAAATCAATGGCATATGTTGAGAAAATTTCTAAAGTCACGCCAATAGAAGGTGCTGATAAAATTGAACTTGCAACCGTTCTTGGATATGATGTAGCTGTGAAGAAAGGACAGTTCAAAGTAGGTGATCTTGCTGTGTTCATTGAAGTTGATTCCGAACTTCCAAATGAACCTGAATTTGCTTTTCTGGCTTCAAAGAAATTTAGAATTAAGCCCATGCGTCTTTCAAAGTTTCACATTATATCACAGGGTATTTTGTTTTCTAAAGAAGACCTTTCGAGATTTTCTATTGAATGGAAGAAAGGCACTGACTGTACCAAAGTTCTTGGTATTAAACAAATCATTGAAGATCCAGAAGAGGTTTCTGAGGATTCTTCTTTAACTAAATTTCAGCAGATTGTTAAGAAAGTTGACTATAAGCTTACAAAATTTTCTGTTTATAGAAATTCACTGCATAATAAAGTGAAGCTTGTTTATAAACCGATGAAATGTTCGTGGGCTGATTGGATGCCATCAAAATCTGATGAAGTAAATGCACAGAATATTTATGAAAAAGTACTAAATAAATATAAGAATGATGAATGGATAGTTACTGAAAAGCTGGAAGGCCAGAATATGTCAGTTTTTTCAACTATGGAAAAGGGATTTTTTGGAAAGAAAAAAGTTGTAGGCGTGTGCACGCATTCACGACCCATTTTAAAAAATGACGGTTCTTCTTTCTGGACAACAGCAGTGAAACTTGGGCTACTTGATCTGCTTAAGAAACTTGATGGAGAATGGTGGATTCGTGGAGAACAGATAGGTCCAAAGATTCAGAAAAACATATATCATCTAACAAAAAATGATTTTTATATCTTTGATGTGTACAAAAAAGTTGATGGAAAATATGTTAAACTTCAGATAAAAGAAATGCTTCGTTTCTGTGAAATGCATCATCTTAAGGTCGTTCCAATTATTGATTCGTTTTTCAAACTTCCGGAAACTGTAACAGAAATACTTAACTATTCAAATGGAAAATCTGAATTGTTTGATACAAAAAGAGAAGGGGTGGTTCTTCGTCTGAAGAATGATTATAATGTATCTTTTAAGGCTCGCAGTCCAGAATATCTTGCTGAAAAATAAGGAGAAAAATGATATATGTTTTGCTAATGATGATTTTTATGCACATTCTTGATGATTTTCATTTTCAAGGGTGTCTTGCGAATTTGAAACAGAAAGACTGGTGGAAAAAGAATTATCCACAAAAGCTTTATGAAAATGACTATAAGATTTCTTTGATTATGCATTGCTTTAGTTGGGCTTTTCTTACAATGCTTCCTCTAATTTTATTTTGCAATGTAGGATTTCTATTTATCATAATGTTTGCTGTTAATATATTTGTACATTATATCGTAGATGATTTAAAGGCTAATCAAAAAATGATAAGTCTGACAACAGATCAACTTTGTCATCTTCTTCAAATTTTCTTAACATGGTTGGTAATTATTGTATGAATTATATTTTCCCTGGTTCATTTGACCCATTCACTAAAGGACATTTTGAACTTGTTAAGAGAATTTCCAAATTTGGAAATGTCGTAATTCTTCTTAGTTCAAATTCTTCAAAGAAAAATATGTTTTCTGTTCATCAAAGAAAACATATAATTGAATTGTCAGTTTCTGATTTAGAAAATGTATCCATTGATGTTCTTAAAGAAAACGTTCCAGTCGTTTCATATGCAAAGATGCATAATGGCATATTGGTTAGAGGATTAAGAAGTTCAATTGATTTTCAATATGAGCAAAACATAGACTGGGTGAATAAGAACATTGAAAATAAAGTTGAAACTCTGTATATAATGTCTAATCCTAATGATGTAGTTTTTTCTTCATCTAATGTTAGAGAATTGATAAAACTTAATCTTAATATTTCAAAGTTTTTGTGTAATGAAAAAGTTGAAGAATATATAAATAGTATTTGTCATCATATGATTGCTGGATAATTCTGAAGATAAAAAATCATTTTAACTTTTTTACTTATAAATTTTTTGTTATATTTGTAATATGAAAGTATTTATTCAATCTGACTTGCATTATGATTTTTTCAAAAATGATCTTGGATATGATCATCAGACATATTTTGAAAAATTCTTTTTACCCGCCGATGTACTTGTAGTAGCCGGTGATTTTGCTAATGGTTTAAAAATTTCTTTAGAAATTATAAAATATCTTGCACAAAAATATAAACAGGTTATTTTAACTTTTGGAAATCATGATATTTGCATAACACCAAGTATAGAGCCTGATTTTACCTTTTCTTCTATATATGAAAAAATTTCATTTGCTAAGGGTGAAATTTCAAAAATTAAAAATGTGCATCTGCTTGATGGAAATATATTTGAATATGATGGATTTAAATTTGGCGGATGCATGGGTTTTTGCGATCTTGAAATATATTCTGAAGTAAAACAGATGTTAAAGTTTAAATGGAAGAAATGGTTTGACGGAAGGAATTGGAAGGGTGATTATAGTCTTTTTAACGATGTGTATGAAGATCAGACTGATAAAATGCATAATTGTGTAAAAACTTGTGATATGATGATTACACATTTTTGCCCACATATTACAGCTATTCCGCCTCAATTTTCTTCAGATATAAATTCAGCATATTTTTATTTTGAAATGAAAGATTTTTTTCCAGAAATGAAGGCTAAATATTGGGTTTTTGGACATACACACGATGCTTATAAAATTGAGAAAAATGGAAAATTGTTTTTATGTAATCCTATAGGATATCCTTTTGAAAGTCCGTTTGAGTTAAATTCACTAAAAATAGAAGATTTCTTAATAGAGGTGTAAAATGAAAAAAATAATTTCAGTTATTTTGATATTAGCAGCTTTAATTTTTGCGGTTATGAGTTTTTCTGGGTGTGATGGATTAATTTCATCAGGCAAGGTACCTGATGATTGTGAAATTCATGCATGCCCAGATTCTTCATCTGATACTACAATTATTGATTCTGTTAAAATTGATACTTCTAAAGCTATTTGATAGGAGAACAAAGGACAATGTTTCATGATCTATTTTATAGAATGTGCTTAAGACATTTTCTTAAGAAAAATGGATTTAAAAAAAGAAAGGAAGATTCCCTTACTTGGACTAATGATTTATTGTATCTATCAGTAAGGGTTTGTGATCATGAATTTTTTGTTTTTAATGCTAAGTATTATTATATTAGACAAAGTGATACCTTTATTTATAATAGCAATACTTACAAAATTTTGAAAAATTATATAAACAATCTTTTAAATGTATACAGGTATTGATATGAATGAAGATTTTTCTGATTTTAATGGATATTTGATTAAAGTTCAAGATTTAAAGTGTGTTAAAGCACCAGTAAAAGTTTCATCAGTGTTGCCGTCTGGATTAAAGAGAAATGAATATAGAATAACATTTGAATATGATGATTATTCTTCATTTGCTATTCAAGATCAAGATGAATCTAAGATAAATAATTTGTATAATAATATAAAAGATAAACTCTGTAAATAAAGGAAAAAACAAAATGAAAAAGTATCTAGTAGTTGTTGATGTGCAGAAAGATTTTTGTGAAGGCGGAAAACTTGCAGTCAATGGTGGAAAGGATATAGCTAAGAAAATTTATAATTTTATTAAATCTAATAAAGAAAAATTTGATACTGTTATTTTCACTAAAGACAATCATCCAGATAATCACTGTTCTTTTAAGAATAATGGTGGTATGTGGCCGGAGCATTGTGTCAAAAATACAGATGGTGCAGAATTTGCTGAAAAATATATAGAATTATTTGAAGATAAGCAAAGGACACTTTCCGAACTGCCATTTAAGATTATTCTTAAGGGAGAAAACCCTAATATAGAACAATATGGTGTTTCTTGCGGTGCCAATTTTGTTCCTGAAGATGGCGATGAATATTATGTAACGGGAATTGCATTAGATTATTGCGTAAAAGAATGTGCAAAGATGACTGCAAAAGTTCATCCAAATGCAAAGATTTTTATTCTAGAAGATATGACAGCTAAAATTAATCAAGAACTATTAAGAGGTTTTAATCGTGATAGTTTTATTAAGTCTATTACAATAGATGCTCCTAATGTTGAATTGGTAAATTCCTATGATGCATTTAGAGAATAAGAAAATCTAAGATTAAATCTATATAATTGTCAGTGAACTGATTCCTCCCTAAAGGGAGGAATCTTCCTGTTTCATAGATAGATACTTGTTCAAATTGCTGAACAGAATGCATTAAAGGCCAAGAATGATTTGGATAGAATTAAGATTGAGGCAGAACAAAAAGTTACTGTAGCAAAGGCTGAAGCAGAAGCTATTAAAATTCAGACAGAAGCTATTCAGGCTAATGGCGGTGAATCTTATGTAAGGCTTAAAGCAATTGAAAAGTGGAACGGTATACTTCCAACATATACAGGAAATACTGTTCCATTTATTAAAGTTCAATAAAAAATAAAAGGAAAAATAAATGAAATATTCTCAAATTATAACTTCTCTTCTAGATAATGATTTCTATAAGTTCACTATGGGTCAGCTATTTTTGCATCAAATGACTGATATGAATGTAGAATGGACTTATAAGAATAGAGATGCTGCTGAAAGAAAATTCACTAAAGAAATGGTGCAAGAAATTGATGAACAGATAAAAGCATACTGCGATCTTAGATTTAAGAAAGATGAGCTTGAATATCTTGCTTCTATACCTTGGATTAAAAAGGATTATATTGATTTTCTTAGTCTTTATAAGCCTCTTTATCGTCACTTCTCTGTGAAATACGATGAGGCTAATAAGCAACTTGATCTTAAGATTTGCGGCCCGCAATTCATAAATACTTATTACGAAACACCTGTTATGTCTATTATATCTGAAGTATGGTTTAGAATGAGTCATACTGAGGCTGAATATGAAAAACTAGAACAAACTTTAATAAAGAATACCAAATTTAAGATTAATGCATTAAATTGTGGAAAGTATCGTATTGGAGCATTTTCTGAATTTGGAACTCGCCGTAGATTTTCTAAGCAAAAACATGGTGAAATTATAGAACTTTTCGCTAAGACATTGAAAACACCATATAGTACATTTGTTGGAACATCTAATGTTTATTATGCAATGAAATTCGGAATCAAGGCTATTGGCACAATGGCACATGAAGCCATTATGACAATTGGTCAAGGTTATCCTGAAAGAAACCCTGCATATTCCAACAAGTTTACTAT